AGTCTTTGCAGACTGCAATCAATATGGCAGTGGAAGGGATAAGGGCGTTGGCCAGTGCGGCTGAATTTTTGATAGACAATCTGGATATCATCCTTCCGCTGCTGCTGGGCATAGGGGGAGCTTTTGTTATATTCCAGGTGGCCGCAAACTGGACACGGATAGCGGAAGCTGCTATGACGGCGTATCAATTTGCAGTAAATTTGCTTTCCATTGGCTTTGGCGTACTTAGGGGAAGTACAGCGGCCTCATCGGCAGCGATGTTCCAGTTTAACAGCGTGCTGTTGGCATCGCCAATTACATGGATAGTTATGATTATTATGCTGTTGGTTGGCGTCATATATGCCGCGGTTGCTGCATTCAACCATTTTACTGGAGCGGGGGTAAGCGCAACGGGGGTCATAGCTGGAGCATTTTTAACCCTGCTTGCGTTCCTGGCAAATACGATCGTAATTCCCATACAGAGAACCTTTGCTGCGTTGGGGAATTTTATCGGGAATGTATTCAATGACCCAGTGACGGCGGTGAAAGTCCTGTTCTACGACATGGCGCTGAGAAGTATTGGATGGGTCAGCAGCATTGCCAGTGCGTTAGAGAAGTTGTTGAATTCAATCCCGGGATTTGAGTTGAACTTTACATCAGGATTAGATAATTTGTACAACAAAATGGAGCAAGAAAGGGCAAAAGCAATAGAGAGCGGCTCCTATAAGGAGTTTTTCAAGGCCTGGGATTACATTGACCTTTCTGATGCCTGGGACACAGGATACAACTGGGGCGCAAACCTGTTCAAGGGAGGCGACCCAATGGAAGATTTTATGAGTGAATATGAGCCTCCAGCGGTTCCTGGCTCAGAGACAGATAAGCTTTTGGAGGATATCGCAAATAGTACAAAAGGCATTGAAAAGTCTGTTGATATGTCCAATGAAGATATTCAGTCCCTGGTGGATGTGGTAGAGCGCCGGTATGTGGCAAACGTCAACCTGACCAGCCAGGCGCCGGTGATCAATGTCAACGGCCAGAACACCGGCAACACTGCTGCGGACCGCCAGGCCCTGGCTGATGCGATCCAGACGGTCCTCCTGGAACAGATTCCGTCCACATCGGTCCGAGCCACCGCTATGCCCACGTAAGGAGGGGAGAGTGTGCCGAACAACTTTGGCCTGTTTTTCACCAGAGATAATATGGTCATACGCCTGCCGGTCAATCCGGAGAAGCTGCCGGTGGCCCGGGGCAATGAAAACGACGACTACAACGTGCTGGGGGTGGGCCCTATCACGGTGCCCCGGCTCCCATCCCTGCGCGTGGTAACGATCTCCAGCTTTTTCCCCGGGCGGGTGTCGCCTCTGGTGCTGACCCCCAATGAGTTTCAGCCCCCTGAGTTCTACATCCAGTTTTTTGAGTCCGCCATGAAAGAAAAGGCGCCCATCCTGTACACCCCGGTTCGCTACTATGAGAACGGAGAGCCGTTTATGACCGGAGACGCCGGCTTTGAGGTCCTGGTAACCAGGTTCGACACAGAGGAGCGGGGCGGGGAGACCGGGGACTTCTACTATGACCTGGAGGTGACCGAGTATAAGGACTATGCCCCGCAGACCATGCAGGCCGCAGCATCCGCCACGGACGCCGGCAGCGCCGCGGCGGCCGCACAGCCCGCACAGGTAACGACTGAGCCGGCCAGATCCATCCCGCAGGGTCAGCTTGTGGTCGGGTCTGCCTGTACCCTCAACGGGCCCTATTATTACTCCAGCTATGGGGACGAGCCCCACGGCAGCGGGAATGGAAAGCAGGTGTTGGTCTCCCGCATTGTGGACCTGTCCCGGGCCTATCCCTACCATGTCACCAATCTATCCGGCGGGGCGCTCGGATGGGTGACGGCGGCCTCGCTCCAGGTGGTGAGCACCACATGACAACCGAGCTGCTGATCGAGAACAAGTCCAGCGGGAAGATCTGGGAATGTTCTAACAGTGTGACTACCATTTCCCTGGAGACGCAGCGCACCGGAGCTCCAGCCAAGCTGACTTTTACCATCATCAAGTCGGGCGACTTGTCCTTTACCGAGGGCGATGTGGTGCGCTTTTCTGTGGAGGGCCAGCTGCAGTTTTACGGTTGGGTGTTTACCAAGAGTAAAGACCGCTGGGGGGTCATTGAGGTGACCTGCTATGACCGGCTGCGCTATCTCAAGGCAAATGCCTCCTATGGGTTCTACGGGCAGACGGTGGGCCAGATCATCCAGCAGATTGCAGGGGATCTTCAGGTGGACACCGGGGCCATTTCGGATACGGGGTATGCGATCCCGTCTCTGTATGAGGAGGACCAGAGCTGCCTTGATATCATCCAAAGCGCGGTCCAGCAGACCCTGCTCAACACCGGAAACATCTATGTATTTTACGATGACGGGAACGGGCTGGCCCTCCAACAGCCGGCGGATATGATGTCCGATGTGCTCATCGGGGAGAACTCCCTGCTGCTGGACTATACCTACAAGACGGACATAGATGCCCAGACCTACAACTCCGTGAAGCTGGCCCGGCCCAACGAGGAAACCGGACACGCCGATGTGGTAATCGCCCAGGATTCCGCCACCATTGGGCAATGGGGGCTGCTGCAGCTTTATCAGACAGTGGACGGGGACGTCAACACTGCTCAGATGGAGGCTCAGGCGGCCGCCTCGCTGAAATACTACAACCGGCGGCTGAGGACCTTGTCTGTGTCCTCGCTGGGTGTGCCGGGGCTGAGGGCGGGTATGATGGTGCTGATGAAGGTGCCGGGGCTGGGGGATATCAGCCTGGACCAGTATGTGCTGCTGGAAAAGGTCTCCCACACCTGGCAAAACGATGTACACACCATGGACTTTGAGACCATGGCCATCTGAGGAGAGCGTATGAATCTGACAGAGACCCTGTATCTTATGGTTCAAAAGTCCATGAAGGCCGCCCAGCTTACCGATCTAAGAGTGGGTACCGTTACAGCGGTAGGGCCGCTGGAGATCACCACAGACCCAGCCATGCCCCCGATCAAGGCCGGAGTGTTGTATCTCACCGAGGCCGTCATCGAAAAGAAGATCCCTGTGCTCTCCCATGCTCACGATGTAAATGGGCTGTCTCACTCCCACAGCGTTACCGGCCTGGGGCACGCTCACAACACTGGAGGGCTTGACCACACCCATGGGATCACCGGGTTGGGGCATACCCACACCATAACAGGAGGGACCACCGAGAGCGCACTGGATGGCTCCTATGCATCCGCGGACGCGCTGGGTGGGTCGTATCCCTCTGATACGCAGCTGGCGGGTTCCTATCCCACCACAGGGGCACTGGGGGATGTCGTGTCGTCATCTTCTTTGGGCAGTATCGTCTGCTATGAAAACGGAAAGCCCCTGCCGGTAGAAAACGGCTATATCATTCTGAACCGGGCGCTGGAGGTGGGAGATAAAGTACTCCTGCTCCGGGTGCTCAGCGGACAAGCGTTTGTCGTACTGTCCAGAATTTTCGAGGAGGTGTCCTAATGGCGGTTTTGCCGAAAAGTGCTGTGGATCTCACCAACGGCGTGGAGTTCGTCCAGCAGCCCTCCAAGACCTGGTACATCAACCGGGAGACTGGGCGCATCCAGGGGGAGATAGACGGGCTTGCAGCGGTGACTCAGGCGGTGGACGTCCTTCTCAATGTGGAGCGGTTCCGCTGGCAGATCTACAGGACCTATTCCGGGGTGCAGTGGGAGGGGCTGATCGGCCAGGACCCTGGCTATGTGGCTTCTGAGCTGCAGCGGCGCATCACCCAGGCCCTAACCATGGACGACCGGGTGCGGGGGATATCCAACTTCTCCTATAGCACGAACGGGAATACCCTTACGGCTTCATTTACGGTCAACACCGTTTACGGGGCCACGCAAACCACGGTGGAGGTGAACGTCGCGTGATTGATTTCTCCCAGGATACGTACCAGAACCTGTTACAGGCCATGCTTGCCCAGGTGCCCAGCACTTACGATAAAAGAGACACCGCGCCGATTCCCACCGCCCTGGGACCGGCCGCCTGGGTGCTGGAGGGCTTCTATCTCATATTGAACCAGGTGCAGCGGCAGGCATTTGTGCAGACTGCGGTAGGGGAGGCGCTGGACATGCTGGCGGTGCTGGGCGGGATCACCCGCAACCAGGCTTCGGCGGCAGTGATGCTGGGCGTGTTCAATGAGGCGGTGCCTATTGGCGCCAGGTTCTCCACCATCAATGGCGCCAGCTCCATCAACTTTACCGTGACGGCTGCCACCGAGACAGAATACCAATATCAGCTTACCGCAGAAACACCGGGCACCATCGGGAATGAATATACCGGGCCGATTCTGCCCATTACCGTGATCAGCGGCCTTACCTCTGCCCAGTTGACCGAAATTTTGGTGCCGGGGGACAATGTTGAGAGCGACGACGCCCTTCGGACCAGGCTGATCAATGCGCTCAATGACCGGCCGTTTGGCGGCAACATCGCGGCCTACCGGGAAAACATCCTGGCCATTGATGGGGTGGGAGCGGTGCAGGTGTACCCCACCTGGAACGGCGGGGGGACGGTGGCCTGCTCCATCTTGGGGTCGGACTATCTGCCGGCGTCCGAAGATCTGATACAGACGGTCCAGACCGCCATCGACCCGCCCACCAGCGGCATGGGTCTGGGGCTGGCCCCTATCGGGGCACAGGTGACCATCACTACGCCCACCGAGCTGACGGTAAATGTGTCCGCCACATTGCAGCTCTCTCCGGGCTATGAAATTGGTCAGGTCCAGGCTCCCATCGAAGCGGCCATCGAAGCGTATCTGCTGACCACCCGGCAGAGCTGGGCAACGAATACCAGCACATCCGACGTAACCTATGCCGCCAATGTTTATGTGGCCAGGATAACGGCCGCTATACTGAGTGTGACCGGAGTAGTCAACGCTACCAATGTGCAGCTCAATAGGGGTACGGCAGATCTGACCCTGACACAGACCGGGGCCTCCCAGCAGGTGCCCATACTGGGGACGGTGACGCTCAGTGAGTAATATCCAGTTTGATACCGATATGCTCTCTCTGCTGCCGCCGTGGTATCGGGAGATATTGGACTACCAGCAGATCTGCCAGACCGAGCGGGAGCAGATGGAGGCTCTGGCGGACTCCATCCAGGCCGTGACGGACAATATGTTTTTCCAGACGATGGATGAAGCATCCATTTATCTGTGGGAGCAGATTTTGAACATTGTGCCGAATCCGCAGACCGAGACCTTGGGATTCCGGCAGGCCCGGGTCATCAGCCGTCTGTCCAGCCGGCCGCCGTTTACCATCTGGTTCTTATATCAAAAACTGGATGAGCTGATCGGGCCGGGCCGGTGGTCGGTAAACATGGACTACCCCAACTACACTCTGTACATCAAGAGCGACGCGCAAAACCAGTCCTATGCCACAGAGGTGGCCTTCACCGTCAACCGAATCAAGCCTGCCCACATCGTGTATGTGAATACCCCTTATGTAGAGTCCGGGATTTTGCTTTCTGAAACCATCAGCATGGTCCGGCGGACATTCAACTACTTACTCGGCTCGTGGAATTTAGGAATCCTTCCATTTGCGACGGACTACCCAGCCCCGATACCCAATTATCGTTTGGGACAGTGGATCTTAGGAAGACTTCCATTTTATACGGATGTGCCTCAGGAGATTATCAAAATGCCTACTACACCATCTATTCAACCGCTGCTTTTGAGTGGAGTAGCAAACTTTGTAAGCGGGGAAATTGTTTCTGCCCGCATAAATGGAACAATCTCTATTTCTGATCTCACCAAATCTGTGAGCGGTAGCGTGCTGACAATCAATTTCACAGTTCCGGCGGGGGACTTTACCGCAATCACCACGGTAGAACTGTTGGATGCGAGCGGGAATGTTCTGACAAGTGCAAATGTCTATGTGCCAATCACCGGAGCTACCCTGCTGGAGTACCGAATCCCAGTTGCTGAAGGAGTGAATAGCAATGGCCAATAACCCCATAACCGTACCTTTGCCCCAGGATCTGCCGGAAACCTGGGCGGCAAATCAGATTGTATCTCCTGATGGAGTCAGCGCGGGTCTTACACCACAGCACGGATACAACTACCTCATGCAACAGGTGAACAATGCCCAGGCTGCTGCGGAGCAGGTTGGAGCGGCGATACCGCAGCTTGCAGACACGGACCTCTCTAACTTGAACACCCCCCAGCTCGCTCTCACCAACCTGGGAGCGGGGGTGCGGTCTAACGGTGTACTTAACCCGCTTGCGCTTGTAAACCAAGTTGGGCAGACAAGTTATAGCAATCAGACAGGGTCAACAGAGTATGCATTTGACGGAAGAAAAGGTGTTCTATATGATGTGTCGATTCAAGATGGGGTAGAATCAGTACAAATATCTGGAAGCGCGACTAGTACAGCGCGATACGGCGCGATAGTTCCGAATGGGCTTAAAGCGGGAAAAACATATACAGCATCAGTATTTATTAAAGTAAATAGTGCAACAGGGTCTCCGTATTTTATGGTGAGCAATAATCTTACTACTGTTGCATATACCATCCCCCTTACTCAAGGCGACAATTACGAAGTGAAAACGATTTCATTCACAGCAACCGATGATGCAGATTCAGTTCTACTGGAAATTATCGCCGGAAACGGTAGTTCTCTGTCAGCTGATATAAAAGGATGGAAGATTGAGGAAGGCAAAAACCAAACTCTTGTATATCAGGATGACGAGAGTAATTTGCAGATGATATCGCAACAAGATATGAAGATTGGATTGCAGCTGGCGGAGTGTCAGAGGTACCAGGTTGTGTATTCAATGGTTCAAAGCGGGCTTTATTTTATGGGACTTGCTAGGAGTACAACGCTTTGCACTATAATGATAACCACACCAGTTCCGCTTAGAGTCAATCCGAGTATTGAAGCAGACTGTTCTGCGCTAGAGCTTTTTGATGGCGTAAACGAATATGCTATCAGCTCTATCAGTTTTTATACAATGTCGCAGAATCAGGTTGCGCTTTCAGTAGAGTCCGCTGGGCTTACTCAAGGTGGCGTTTATCTTATCAGGGCAAAGAATGCAACTCAAATGCTGCTAAATTCGAACATATAAAATGGAGATGATCAAATGGACAAATCCCATGTCTACGTCAAGGTAGATAATCGAGGATGCATTATTCGATGTGAGGGCGGTTACACGACGCCAGCCGATCTGACAGGTTGGGTACAGATTGACAAGGGGTATGGAGATCGATACAACCTCTGTCAATCCAACTACTTTGATGGAAACCTCTACACAGAGGACGGCATTCCTTGCTACAAGCTGGTAGACGGCAAAGTGATGGATCGCACTTTGGAAGAGATTGCTGCAGACCGGACAGCGTTGCCTGCACCGATGCCTACGCAGGAGGAACGAATTTCCGCCCTGGAGAGCGCAATGCTGTCTATGATGGGAGTGAACATAGATGTATGAATTCGTCCTACTTCAGTTCAAAATGCACCGGATCAATGAGGAGCAGGTGCGCGCCATGGTACCTCAGTACCTGACTGCCGAACAGGCAGAAACCATCATCAACGGACCCGACGCCTGACGGCGTGGGAATACATTCGCAAAGGAGAAAAGACTATGAACAAGAAGCTGCACAAGTACGTCAATGAGATCATCGACCTGGGGACTGCTGCCAATATGGGCTGGAAGGAAGGCGTCAACATGTTTCTTTCCAACGTGAAGAACGCCGGTCAGGAGGGTGCCCCCCACTATGGCGGCGCGGAGCACCTGGACTGGAAGGCGGTGGCCAGGGAGATCGGCCCCTTTGACGACGGGGACGAGGCTGACATGATCAACACCTTCAACGCCGACTATACCGCCCATATGGCGGAGATCATCGACCTGCGCTCCGCCGGGGACCGGGACTGCGTGACGGCGGTGATGCGCGGTGAGTAACAGCCCGCTGGCGGTCTATACCCGCCTGTCTCCCAACCGTACCCGCCCCAGAAATCACGCCATCGACACCATCACTATCCATTGCTATGTGGGCCAGGTTACGGCAGAATCCGCCGGTGCGTGGTTTGCAAAAGAAACTACCCGGGCTTCCTGCAACTATGTGGTGGACAAGGACGGCAGGATTGGACTCATTGTTGATGAGTCCAATATGAGCTGGTGTTCCTCCAGCTTCTCCAACGACCACCGGGCGGTGACCATCGAGGTGGCCAGCGATATGGTACACCCCTACGCCGTCACGGACAAGGCGTATCATGCCCTGATCGAACTGTGCGCCGACATCTGCAAGCGCAACGGGATTCCGAAGCTGCTGTGGCAGGGGGACAAGTCCCTGGTGGGCCAGGTGGACAGGCAGAACCTGACCGTCCACCGGTGGTTTGCCAACAAGGCCTGTCCCGGGGACCATCTGTACA